AACAATAGTCATCAAGTAAACGATAGTTTGTAGTAATGGGTTTAACACTACTACTCCAAAAATATCTAGCCATGATATAGCCATTGTTACTACACCCAAAGGTGTTAAATCGCTATCTAATTGGTCGAAATTGCTCATTATTATTCTGTTATTTCTTATTAAAAATTGACGTTACAACACTAGCTGACAATAAAGTCGCTGAATACATAAGTAAAGAATCAAAAGCAAGTTGTGGCAATAACGCTGTAAATATGCCAATTATTGCACATAACAAAGAAAATATACCAGCCACTCTTTTTGAGCTTACTTCACTACCACCTGAGAACATATCCTTAAAAAACTTCATCATTTACCTATTTTGAAATATAAGCTACCTGAGTATCCTATATTACTATTTTTATTAATATTTACATTAAGCCCTATTAGAGCCTTATTTTTGGCATTTAACATCAAACCAGGACTTAGTACCTCCAAGCCATTAGAAGGGCTAAAATCGCCTCTAAAGCCCCAATAAAGGGTATTCTTAGCTTTTTCAGCATAAAACTCCTTTACGAGTATGGTTTTTTCCTTGATTTGAGCTGTAAAAGACCTTGATTTGATTCTATTTTGTGAAATAGTATCTTCTATGACAAAGGTATTAGAATCTTGTCTAATAGTGTCAGAATAGGCTTTTATGGTGTTATAATCCCTTAAAACAAACACAGTATCATGTACGTAATTCTGTACAGAATCTATTACAATATAAGGAATCGAGTCTCCTTTCACCCACCTGGTGGTCACATTGGTTTTGTAAATCGTGTCATGAATCTCTTTAATCTTATTATAGTTCCTTAGATCACTAAAGTCATACTTAACGTCTGACTTATGCGTATATTCATATAGGTACACGCATCCAAAGAAACTAACAATAATGATTAAATAGTCCTTAACAGTCCTCATTGTGCCTATGGGTTAGTAAAAGGTAAAGGCAAAGAAATTATCGGAGGATTAACTTGATTCTCTATTTGAGCATCTAAATTAAGGTCTAAAGCTGCAACATCAATTGAATTGTCAAGCCAAGAACAAACAATGTCATAGGTTAAATCCTCGTAAGGGATAAAGTTAGTTACGTCATCCTTTGAGAATGATTGTGCGCCATAAACCGAAGCAAAGTACTCTACCTCGTTGATTCTTTCTTTAGCGTTACGATTCCAATGTGCAACCACAACAAAGTCAGTTAAATCACCATCTTGTGGAACGCAGTCTAATTGATTAATGTACCAATATTTCATTTTATTTATTTTCTAATTGTTTAATTCTTGTTTCTAATTCTTGTATGCTTTTTATTAATACAGGCACTATTTTAGAATAGTCAACACCTTGCATTTGTTCGCCATCCTTTTCTCCATTTACTGCATAAGGTAATACTTCTGCCAATTCGTGTGCTAAAACACCATCCATTCTTTCATCACAAGATTTCCATTTATAATCATAAACCTTTATAGCAGATACTTTATCTAACCCACTAAAGTCTTTTAAATCTTCTTTAAGTCTATAATCAGAAGTTGTATTATAAGATACACTACTTGTATTTATTGCAATATTACCTACATTGCCATTTGGATTTCTAAACATTATAGATGTAAAACCAGGAGTTGCAACACTTACTTCAAATGCTGCATTAAATCTTGAACCATCACCATTATAATTATATAAATATGGAGAATTAGAGCCTGGAGATGTAGCATTAATACATACAGAACCATTAGATGTGATTCTCATTCGTTCTACTGTTGTAGACCCCTTTGTACTTTTAAACACATATTCGCCAAAAACACTATTAGTTCCTTCGTAACTATTAAAAGTTGTTTCTCCACCTCCAGCTTGAATGCTAAATCCTTGATTTGTTTGTTCCGACCTTGTTATATTAAATTGTGCTGCTCCTGCAGTTGCATTTATAGTCAAAGGACTTGCAGGACTACTCGTTCCGATTCCAACATTACCACCACTTGTGATACGCATACGTTCGGTGTCAGCATTTGTAAATGTTATTGGTATGCTTGAACCCGAATTAATCCTAAACTCAGTTGGGATACCTGCTATGTACCCATATTGAGTAGAATTTGCATTATTGTGAAAACTTAAAATGCTAATATTATCTATTGAACGACCTAACAATTTTACTGCTTGTGCGCCACTTGAATTTGCTTGTACTACTAAAGGATAATCTGGTGAACTCGTTCCGATTCCAACGTTACCATTGTCTAACAATATCATCTTTGGATTAGTTCCATAAGCAGTTCCATTTGCTGCAAAAGTTCCAAAGTTTAAATAGTTATTACTATCATTATTTATACCCCAATAGAAATCATTTGAAGCTCTAAAAAACCTTGCACTATTACCAGCGACTGCATAAAAACCACTAGCAGTAACTGATGAATTAAAAGTAGCTGCTCCAGTTACTGGAACTATTCTTAAAGCATTAACACTATTTGTTACATCACGAATACTAAAGTCATTATTATTTTGAGCATTTAATCCTCCTACTAAATCCCAAGTATTAGGCCCGCCAGTATTTGTAAATCTTAATCTTACATTTGATTGGTCATTATCTGAAATTAAAACTGCATAACTACCACCACCTTTACTACCAAATTGTCCAGTTATAGAATTTAGAATACCAGCAAATGTAGCAGTTGTTGCATTTAAATTTCCAGTAAGTGTACCCCCTGCTAAAGGTAAATAAGCACCACTTGCTAAAACTGAAGTATTAACACTACCATCCGCCATTAAGAACTGAGATGCTGTACCACCACTCTTAACTAAAGTAGTTGCGTTTAAAGTACCTATGATTGTAGCAGCGTTACCACTACCACTTGCTTTGTTTATATATAATCCTTCTCCGTTACCATTCTTAGTGATGTTTAAGGCTATACCACTTCCGCTTGTATGGCCAATAGTGAAAGTATCTCCACTACCACTACTTGAGAAGCTGCCAGTAGTTCCTATTAATCCGCCAGTCAAAGTGCCACCAGTCAAGTTCAACTTGCTATTAAGCTGAGTTTGTATAGCACTTGTTACACCAGCTAAATAACCTATCTCTGTAGTTGTTGTAGTTGCACTTGCTGCAATCTTACCACTACCATCAGAAACCAATGCTCTTGAAGCAGTTAAGTTAGCAGTTACTACGCTTGATGCACCACCAGTAATAGATGCTTGTGCTCTTGCTGTAGTAAAGTATTGATTTGTTCCCTCAGCAACATCTGATGTTGTTAAAACTACTGTTCCAGCAAATCCGTTTACAGTTGTAACTGGGAAAGTAATGTTTGTATTAGAAGCACTTGTAATTCTACCTTTGCTATCTACAGCGATTGTAGGCACAGCAGTAGAAGTTCCGTAAGTTGTTGCAGTAACACCAGTATTAGCCAATGTTAAAGCAGATGTTACGTTTGCAGAACCATCAAAGCTAACTGACCATGCAGCATCTCCACTTGCAGCTATTGTTCTTGCAGTAGATAAGATGTTTGCAGCGTTTGCAGTACCAGCTAAGTTACCATCTACGTTAGCAACTAAAGTTGCAACTGTATAACCAGTTCCAGTAGTGTTAACTACGTTTGTAGGTTCATCTACTAAACCAGTAAATATCTTAAACTTACCAGCATCAGAAGCATCTCTGAATAAACCAGTAAACTCTACTCTTTCTTGAACTGAATCATAGTATCTACCATAATATCCGATATCAACCGCATCTGTTGTGTTGTTAGTATTAGCTACCTCAAACAATGGGTCTTTAGAAGATATTGATTCTGTGTTTACATAAGTTGCAGTACCATTGATAGTTAAGTTACCACTTACAACTAAGTTGTTTGGCATTGTAACGTCATTAGTAAATGCAAGTGTTGTAGTATTACCTACAGTTGTAGCTGCTATTTGATTAGCAGTTCCGTTTATTGTTGTTATACCTTGGTCAGTCCAAGTTGCTGTGATTACGTTAGCATCTTGTTGAGTTAGGCTTAAAGTCTTTGTTGATGTACCAGTTACTGCAGCAGATACGATAGAACGATTGTAAGCTATATCGTATTCACCTAATTTAACTGTTGTAGGAATCGCATAACCAGCAGTTAAGCTAAATACACCACTATTGTTAGCATAAGATAATCCAGTTGCAGATGATGATAATGCAAGTCTTGCACGAGCATCTGTGTAATATAAGTTTGTGCCTTCTGCTAAGTCTGTAGTAGTCTTTGCAGCTAAAGCACTATTAAATCTTGCTTGTGTATAGTAAAGGTTTGTACCCTCTGCTAAGTTAGTTGTAGTCTTAGTACCAAATCTTGAATCAAATCTTGCGTCTGTCCAATATAAGTTAGTTCCTTCAGCAATGTTTGTTGTAGTCAAAGTAACTGAACCACCTAAAGCAACCGATTGGCTGTTTATAGTAATTGAGCTATTAGTCAAACTTGCATTAGGAATAGCAGCTAAGTTGAAAACACCAGTTGTGTTATCGTAAGAAAGACCAGTTCCAGCAGTTACGCTTAAAGCAGTTCTTGCTCTTGCATTAGTAAAATACAAGTTAGTAGAACCTTCTGATAAATCATCAGTATCACTTGCGGCAAGGTTAGTTGCAAAGTTTGCGTTACCTCTTGCTTCTGTAAAATAAAGATTCGTTCCTTCTGCCAAGTTCGTTGTGCTCTTAGCAGCGAAAGCTGAATCAAATCTACCTTGAGTATAGTATAAGTTACTACCTTCTGGCACTACGCTTGTAGTTCCAGTAAAGTTACCAGTTAAGGTGTTTGCACCATCATTGTAAGTCCATGTAATACCAGTACCGTTCGTAATTAAAGCTGCAACCGTATCATCAATCAATTCCTTAATCTCTATGCCACCTCCAGTAATAATCAAATCACCAGTTATAGTTAAGTTACCATTAATAGTTGCTGCACCAGTAGAAAGTGATAAAGCAGTGTTTACTCCAGCACCATCTTGAACTGGCTGTAAAGTACCACTTACTCCAACATTATTAGCACCAATCTGTAGTACTTGTCTATATGTATTTTTTACCGCTTTACCTTGAAGAGTAGCCATTATATTTTAATTTTTTTTATTTTATTAACCATTTTATATAGTTCTTCTGAAGCCGACAAGAATAAGAATGGTCTATGGGGCAAATTTACTAAATTTCCATTACTCCGTTTAAAAGTCTTTGCATAGCCCTCAAGTTGATTCATATTAAGGTTTCTATACACTGGAATTTGAAAATCATTACCAGTACCAAACTCTACAAAAGGGGAGTAATTAGACTTTCTACCCATAGTTCCGCCAGAGCCAACTCTTGCTCCACCATTTAAAGTGTAAGGAGTACTATAAATAGAAGCCTTTAATAAACCAGTTTTACCTTGTGGTGCCCTTGCTCTTGCCGTACTTTCTATAGTTAATACAGACTCATTGATTATCTTCTGTATTTGCTGAGTAATTGCATGAGGTGCCGCCTTTAACCTTTTTGATAGGTTAGTAACACTTGCTGTTTTATTTATAGTAAATGACATTAAGTAAGTTCCCAGGTTGTACTAATATTCTCCCAGAAAGCAGTAATACTATCCCAAGTACCAACTCTCTTTAAGGTAGAACAAGTGATTCTCAAAAAGTTGTGACCGTCAAACTCATCTATAACACTGCTAATCAAGTAGATATTACCTTCAAAAGCAATAGTAAGGTCATTAGAAATAGAGATACTATTGGCATCCCTTATCCTAAAAACAATGTTATCTGAT